CCTGCGATGGGTGCGATGACATTATGAACGTCAGCTACTATCGAGCACGCGAGCGCCGAGTGTACTGCTCTCGATCATGCAAGGACACCCGCCGAAACGCCGACGCCGCTGCCGCGCGCGTCCTGTCTAAGCCAACGGACCGATCCTGCCCGCATTGCGGAGCACCGATCGATCAGACCATGCGCAAGGATGCAGTCTACTGCTCTGCGCGATGCAACTCAGCCGCCCATCAAGCAACGCGCAAGGCGCGCATGAAGATCACCGTCGACGGCGAGGTCACCCGCATCCCTCGCGCGTACATCATCGACCGCGACGGATCCCGCTGCCACATGTGCAAACGCAAGTGCAGCGGAACCAACCTTCACATCGACCACGTCATCCCGCTATCGCGGGGGGGAACGCACACGCTCGAGAACCTTCGCGTGGCGTGTGCGACGTGCAATATGTCCAAGCGTGCCGATGCCCGCGGAGAACAACTGATGCTTATCGGATAACGGAAAGGGGGCCGCCGAAGCGACCCCCTCATCGTGACCATATCTAGTTGCAGTCTATGCAAAAGACGGGGGCACAAATCCGGTCCCGGTGATCTTCGCGAAGCCCTGAGCACGATGTGCCACCATCGTGGCAAAGTAGCGGCGAGCTCGCACCGTCACACCGCTCTGCTTGAACATGATCGAGCGGTCAAGGTCGACCATGATCGGACCAAGCCACGTGTACTGCTGCTTCCAGTCAGCAACGAGGATGAGATCCTGGTTGGTTCCGGCACCATCAGTCGTGGTGATCGTCGCGTCAACGTACACCGGCATACCATGGATTGCGTAACCCGTGTATCCCTGCGCGACGGGAGATCCGTCTCCGCTGGTCGACGCAAGCGGATTGAGCGCGACAGCCATCGGCAGAAGAAGCGGCCGATTCTGATTGTCAACACTCGACATCCAGTACGCGAATCGGCGCGGGTGAACCACGATGCCGGTCGGTGCCTGCAAGTTGCCGGCGTGGATCTGCTGCGTTGCGTCCGCGATTCGCTTGAAATCGGTGACGAGCGCTGGCGTGCTGGTCGTGTTCGTCACCGTGTACGAAGCGCCCGCCACAACTGCGGCAATCACGCGCTCGTTCTCGTCACGAGCGAGCAGGTCACTAAGGTGATTCGCGACGATCAGGTCAACGGAAGCACCGAGCGTACCCCTATCGACGAGATAGTTGCTCAGATCCTGTGTGCCGCCGATCTCAAGCACGGACGACGTTGCCGCATCCAACGCAATATTGGTTTCCTGCAGCGTATTCAGCGGGTCGGCCTGCGCAAGGCTTGCGACGGCGGCGTTGCCGGTCTGGTACGGGATGGTGATCGTGTCACCCTGCACCGGAAGCGCGTTCTGATTCGTAAGTCCGCTGGTGATGGCCTTTGCCACGCGACCCTTCTCGAATCGGTCCTGCAGGAACAGCGGAACGATTGCCTCGGCACCCTTGTTGCTTACATTGCCAAGGTCTCGCTTCTGCATGTCGTCCGCAGCGTAGGCACGGTTCTGTGCCTGGCGCTGGCGTGCGTCCTCATCACCGTTTGCTCGTGCGTGAGCAAGGTCGATGAAGAACGAATGCTCGGAGCGCTCGCCGTACACCGGTCGAAGCTCGGGCTGGCGCGGCGTTGCGGGAGCCTTCGAGCGCTCCTCACGCTCGCTGCCCTCAGTGGCAATGACCGCTGCACGCAGCTCGGGAAGCTCTGCCGCTGCCTCAGCGTCGCGAGCGGCACGAGTGTCCATCAGATCGCGAACACCGCGAGCTGCAGAAACCAGCTCGTCATGCTGGACCTTCTCGTCGGCGGTCAGCGCGCGCTTCTCGGCGATCGCTGCGTCGGTGATTGCATCGGCCTGTGCGAGCAGCTCCGCGCGCTTTGCCTTGAGCTCTTCCATGAACGGCGTCTCCTGTGAGATCTGGCCGCCGCCTTCATGGCGACGTATCACACATGCGCGCCGTGCTTACCTAGTCAGGTGACAATTGTCATGCGTAGCGTTCAAGGTTCGAGATACTGCGCAACGTCTCAGGATCGTATCCGCGCTCGTCGACGTCGTCGTCTTCGCACTCACACGGATCACAGCCGCACTCGACACATGCGACCGACACCGCTTCCATCGACGTGCCGCGATACGCGGGCCAGTTCACGCCTGACACCTCGTACAGCTTCTCGATTTTGGTGACGTGAGCGCGAAGCGTGCCGTCCTCATCCTCCGACAAGCGCTCACCGCCTTGAGCGATACGAAACCCAAAACTCATCTTGTCAACGTCGCCACGCTCAACGGCGTAATACAGATCGCGCGCGTCGGATCGGCGAGGATCCAAATCAGCTTCGATAAGAATCCCGCGCTCGTCCTTCGACAGCCTGAGCGTGCCCTTGCTGCTATTCGCAAGCGCAAGTCCCTCATGCTCACCCTGCATACGAACACCCAACGTATTCAGGTCACCCAGGTGATCTAGTGCGCGCTGATCAATCGTTTCGATAACGCTACCCATACGCTCCGATTCGCTGTTGAACACGATCGCGTAGCCACGCACGCGCAAAATGCGATCCTTGCCGTCTTCGCTACGTGTCTCATCTATCGGAACAGCTTCGAGCCAAACCTGTGATCGTCGATCCATGTCACGCATTATCTGAGCCCTCCTTGGCTCCCACATCTACAGACGTAGACGCGCCCGCCTTCATTGGCGGTAATCCTTCGGCCTCGCGGGCCTCACCAACCTGCATCCACCCAGCCGCGATAGCGGACGCATACCCTGCATAGCGCGCCTCAAGATCGGGTCGCGTGATCTCGTCCGTGTTGAAGCGCGGCACCCACGGCGAACGAACACCAAATAGCTGCACGTCCATATTCAGCGCGCCCTCAACCAAATCCAGCCACGGACGCAGCGCATACGTAAGCAAATGCTGATTATTTGACGATGCGTTGTCGTACGTCATCGCCGAGCCTTCCGCGCCAATAAACGCAGGAGGGATATTCAGCAGGCGCGCGGCGTCGGTGGCGCTCATCTGGAGCTGCTCGATGAACTGCGCGTTCTCGTTCGTCATGCCAACGGTCTGGAACTTACCGCCACGATCCAAAACGGCGATCTTGCCAGCGTTTTCGCTTCCGCCGTACGCGGCTCGCCACGCATCCGCCATCTCAAGGCCCTGCTCAAGCGATAGCGGCTCGTCAACACTCAGCACGCCCTTGGGCACGCCACCGTTGCGATACATCGCACCCTGATACTCCTGCGTCGCGAGCGCATTCCCCAGCGAGTTACGCGCCACCGAAATCATCGACTCGGGACGAAACGTGGAATGCAGCGCAGGTCCACGGAAATGAATCATGTGCTTGCCATGCACACCCATCGCGAACTCGCCACCCTCACGGGTATACACGTCATACCGCAGCTCGCGATCCTTACCGCGATACTTCTCCACCAACTCCGGCTCAAGAAGAAACAACTCCGGCGCATCGATGCCATCCGTCGCGGGCAGCTTGAGCGCGAACGCGTTATGCGTCGGGATTAGATGCGAGAACAGCGTCGTGAGCGCCACCGCAGCAGGCGTCTCGCTATTCCACTGCGAACGCAATCGAATCGCGACACCAGCACCCCGCACCACCTGATTGTTTTTTGTTTCGTCGCGAACCTCGAGCGGCAGCGTACCCGCCGTCTTAGCCAGCAGCATCACGCCAGCCCAGAACGGCGGCAGCCCCATCGCCGCTTCACGATCGACGAACTGCCCGCTGAGCGCATCGAGGCGGCCCATGCCGAGGCTCGATCGGTACGCGGTGGACTGCACTACCTCACGAAGCTGCGCAATGCTTACATCGCCTCCGGGAGCGCCCAGAATCACGATGCCCACCCCGTCTGCGCGAACTCCACATCGCAGCGGTCAATGAACAGCACACCAGCAGCCGCATTCAGCTTCCCGTGCTCGTCCTCCACGCGCGCATCACCCAGCGCGTACACACCACCACGCTTCGACAGCAACACCCCATCAATGGTGCGCTTCGTCTTGAGATGCAACCGGACACGCTCACGAACCTTCATGCTCGTGCGCGCACCCCGACCCGCGTCGGGTTACGCAATGATCAAACCACGCGCCGCATACTGATTCTGCTGCTCCCCACCCAATAACTCACCCGCAGCCATCATCGTTGCGATACCCGCATCATTCGGCACGTCGCTATGCTCGTTCGGCTTATCGGGATGATCACCCCACCGCCACGCACCATTAGGACCAAACACCGTCCGCATATTCAGGATGTGCCTGCGATACGTCGCATCCCCGTTATGCACGAACCGCTCCGGCACCAACGCCTCAAGCAGCGTCACGCTATCCGGCCCCGTATCACCCCACGCAAACCGATACTCACGAATCACCTGTGATCCAAGCCGCCGCTGGATCTGCTGAAACAACGTATTCAACAGCGCAGGATCCCCCACAATACGCTTCACGTTATACCGCTCGATCGCATCCCACACCGCGCGATGCAGCGTCGCCTCAAGATCAAGCTCCAGCCCCTTCTCGCGAGGAGGCCGCCAAATCTGCGCATCAAACCTCGCCCTGCCGTCCGGCAGATACCCAGCAATCACCACCGCCGAGCAATCCTTCCGATACCCCGCATCCAACCCAAGCACCACATCCTGCCCATCAATGAACACAGGCGCACCAGGATCCGCACACGCATCCCACAAAGATTCAGGAACGCCCTCACCACCCGCATCCCGCACCGCATCATTCATGTGGTACACACGAAACTCGGATTCCTTCTTCCCCGGCTGCGGAGGGGCCTCATCAGCAATCAACCCCTCCGGGTGAATCACACTCAGCGGGTTGCATAGCCTGAGCGCGCGCACGTCATCGAACGCAACAACTTCCTCACGATCACGCGGCACGCCCCACCGAACCATAATCTTGCGCCCCGTGCGAAACACCTGCAGAAACTCGTGGATCGTTTCGACCTCGCCCACACCCAACTCGACGGCATCCCGAAAGCCGCGCTGCAAATCCTCGAGCGGGCCGCTGCGCTCAATACCTTCCGTCGTCACATCAATGGCGATCGCCTGCTTGCGCTTATGCATGCCCTTGATGAACGTGTCGCGCAGGTCCGGCTTCGGATGAACGTGATACTCATCGTTCAGCAGCGCGTGCGTTTTCTTGCCCTGCTTCGTATGCGCCACCTTAGATACCAGGTGCCAGAACCCTTTCTGCGGACCAGTCGCCACGAACGCCTTCGCATACTTCGTGCAAATCGACTGCAACCGAGGGGACGCATCCCACATCAGCTTCGCCGGCTCAAACACCGCACGCGCCTGATCCTCACCCCACGCACTCGAATACACCTCCGGTGCGCCCTCACCATCCATACACAACAAGTAGAATCCAAGCGCCGACACCAACGCCGACTTGCCATTACCACGCGGAATCACCAACACAAACTCGCGATACCGCCGCAGCCCCGTCGCCGGGTCAATCTCAAACATGAGATCCAGTACCCACCGCTGCCACGGCTCAAGCAAGAACGGCTGCCCGAACAACTCGCCATCCGTATGCGTGCAATACCGCTCAATGAACGCAGCAGCATGCCCGCCATTCGAAGCCGCAGGACGGTACGCATCCCAGAACTCGGCGCGCTGAGTATCCGCCCACTCAACCATCAAGCAGCCCCAGGCTTCCACCGCTCCGGCAGGTCATCCTCCAACTCGCCAGCCGGATCCGCAGGCACCGCAAACCTGTCACACAACACCACCAACGCCTCAACGCGCTTCGACGCCGCCTCCAACACCGTCACCGCAGGATGCTTCTGCACCTGATCACCAGCATTCACAATCGACACCGTACGCTCCGACTCCAACTCCTCAATCGCAACACCAGCCACCCGAACCCACGCAGCAAGCAACGCATCCAAATGCTCACGACCAGACGCATCAGCACTCAACAACCGCGCCTCCTCACGAGACGCAGCCGCCGCCAACTCCGCAGCCGTCCTACGATTCTGACCCCCACTAGCCACCATGCCCCCCTAACAATCCCGCGCGCGACCCCGGCAGCTTCGCCCCGCACACCGACAAAAGGG